TCTAGTGCAATAACTGCTCTTGACATTGACATGGCTCTCGCAGGTAAAGCGACATTTAGTGGTGACGTAGTTGTTACAGGTGATTTAACTGTAACAGGTGATGACCTAACTATGGGTACTAATACTAGTGGTCATATAATGGTTGCAGATGGAACTAATTTTAATCCTGTAGCAGTATCAGGTGATGTAACAATATCAAACACAGGTGCAGTCACTATTGCAAATGGTGCAGTAGAAACTGCAATGGTAAATGCAAATGTTATTACAGGACAAACTGCAGAAACATCTTTAGATACGTCTAACGATACAATACTTATACACGATGCAAGTGCTAGTGCATTAAGAAAGGTGACCCTAGCATCACTATCATCAGGTCTTGGTGGACTATCTGATATAAGTGGAGACACTACACCACAACTAGGTGGTAACTTAGATACTAACTCACATAACATACTCATTGATGATGCACACTTTATTGCAGACGAAAATGGCAATGAGCAGATTATATTCCAAACAACTGCTTCTGCAGTCAATCAGTTTGATGTCACTAACGCTGCAACAGGCAATGCACCAAGTATAACAGCTACAGGTGGAGACACTAATATTGATTTTAAGATTGCACCTAAAGGAACAGGTAATGTGGTTTTAGATGGAACTGTTGTGAGTGGAGCGTATGGTAGTTCATCTAGTCCAATTATACTTAAAGTTACAGTAGCATCTAAATCAGCACATCCATATCAAGGAGATGGTAGCTCTAATGCTTATTACATTGATGGAATAGAAGCTCCTGCACTTACATTAAATGGTGTAGATAATGTAACTTCAGATTCAGGATACTACTATAGATTTGACCAAGCAGATAGCAGTAACTCAGGACATCCTTTAAGATTTTATTTAGATGCAGATAAGACCACTGCTTTTACAACAGGTGTAACAACTAACGGAACACCCGGAAGTAGTGGTGCTTATACACAAATTGATGTAGACGAAGATACTCCTAGCATATTGTATTATCAATGCTCAAGTCATGCGTACATGGGTAATCATGCAGTTATTATTGGTTCTAATAAAATAAATCACTCTGAAGCGTTAATTAGTTTTCCTACAGCAACAACTACTCTTATAGGAACAGATACTACAGATACACTAACAAACAAAACATTAACAAGTCCAAAGATAAACGAAGATGTAGCATTGACTGCAACTGCAACAGAGTTAAACTTATTAGATGGTGTATCAGGATTAGTACAAGCTGACTTTACAAAACTAGCTGCTGTAGATTCAACTGCTTCAGAGTTAAACTTAGTTGATGGTTCATCTGCAGGTACTATAGTAAATAGTAAAGCAGTTATATATGGTTCTAGTGGTGAAGTAAATGCAACAACACTACAGATAGCAGGAACTTCTATTACTTCAACTGCAGCAGAACTAAACATCATGGATGGTGATACGTCTGCTTCCTCTACTACATTAGTAGATGCAGACAGATTAGTTACAAATGACGATGGTACAATGAAGCAAGTAGCATTGACAGATGTAAAAACATATTTATCTAGTGCAGGTTTTAGTACGGATGACCCAACTGCATTAGCGATTGCCCTCGGTTAATTTTTCTTGACAAATCAAGCAAAACCGAGTATAATTATATAAAAGGAAAAAAAAGATGGCAAATACATTTAGAGTATTAACATTCGCAGCAGAACCTAATAGCACATCTGCAGGAAGTGAGTATCACGTATATACCACACCTGCTAGTACAACTACTGTGGTTATTGGACTTATATTAACAAACATACATACTGCTCAAGTAACAGCTAAAGTTCTTCTAGAGTCTGATACTTCAGGTGATGCAACTGCCTCTGCTAGTCAAACAAACAATATAGGAGCAGGAACAGGCAGTGGAAGTAGTAATGATAATACTACTGCAGTATTATTAAACGATGCACCTATACCTGTAGGTTCAAGTTTAGAATTACTATCAGGTGGAAAAGTAATATTACAACCAACTGATGCTATAACAATCTCTTGTTCCGTAGCAGATAAACTTTCAGGAGCATTAAGCATAATGGAGATAACATAAGATGGCATACATCGGTAATCCACCTGCTAATAGATTCGTAGCACCTAAAGCGGCATCTGTATTTTCAGGTAATGGTATACTTACAGACTTTACACTAGACCATTCTGTAAGCTCAGATGAAGACATACTTGTATCTGTAGATGGTGTTATCCAAGAACCATCCGTAGCCTACACTGTAAGTGGCACTACACTTTCATTTACTGCTGCACCATCAAACAACTCAGGTAATAACATCTTTGTGTATTATTTGTTTAGAACAGTAGGCACAGTAAGCCATCCAAGTAATAATGCTTTAACTGCAACAAGTGGTACATTTACAGGTAACATAGTTATACCTGATGCAGGTAACATTGGTAGTGCAAGCGATACAGATGCTATATCTATATCAAGTGGTGGTGTTGTTAATTTTACTCAAACACCCACAGGTGTTTCGACTATAACAACTCTTAATAGTGGTGGGGTTACTTTAAATGGAACTAATGAAGCTCAATTTACAAGTTTACCATCAGGAATAAGCCGAATTACTGTAATGTTTAATCAAGTTAGTTCAGGTAGTTCTGATACTGGTCTTTTAGTAAGACTTGGAACAAGTAGTGGTTTTGTAACATCAGGTTACACTCAAGCTAGTTATCGAGTTAAAAGTAGCGATAATACTAGTACTGTTTTTCAAGATGGAACTGGTTTTGGTGTTAGAGGGATTGATACTGATAACACAGTTTCAGGTCTTATGACAATATGCCATCAGGGAAATAATCAATTTATCAGTTCTCATGTTTGTAGAATGAACTCAACTGAAGGTGTTTTTGGTGGTGGTAAACTTGCCCTCGGTGGAACTTTGACTCAAGTAAGAGTGTCATCATCTTCTGGTAGTAATTTTGATGGTGGCAACGTTAATATTTTGACTGAATTATAAGGTAAAACTATGGCAAAAAAAATTGTATATGATTTCTTAACAAAGGAAACAGTTGTTAAAGATATAACAAGTGAAGAACAAAAAGCCCTTGATGCTATAACACCTGATGCAGAAATAGAATTAGCTAATTTAAGGTCAGCTAGAAATAGTTTATTAGCTGGAACAGATTACATGACTTTATCAGATATGCCAACAATGAGTGATGCTTGGAAAAAATATCGTCAAGATTTAAGAGATATAACAAAGACATTTAAGTCAATGAGTGACAAAGACTTTAAGTTTCCTGAAAAACCAACGGAGTAACTAATGGCATTAACAAAGGTACAAGCAGAAGGAATAAACTTAGCAGATACGTTTGCTTTTAGTGGTACTGTGACAGGTGCAGGTACAAGAAAACTCTTGAGAACAATTACTATATCAAGTGCTACAAGTTCTGTTGATTTTGTTCATGGTGCTAATGATGTGGTTCTAGATACTACTTATCCTAGATATGAAATACTTATAAACAGCTTTGTTCCTGAAACAAATGGTCAACATATTCGTGTTTTTGTAAGTTCAAATAGTGGCTCATCTTTTTATGGTGATAGTGCTTATAATAATTTAACTCATAGAGCTTATACAAATGGTTCAACAACGGCAACAGATACAACTTATTTCAATGATTTTGCTTCATATAATTATCTTGGGTTGACTAATACAGCAAATAAAGGTGGTGGTCATGCAACAATAGAAGTTTCAGGAATAGGTAATGCGGCAAGAACTGTCATAAATGGGCAGTTTTGGGGTTTTGGTGAAACATATTATCATACAACTCGTTCATCAGGAGCATATGAGTCAGATAGTACAACAATAAATGCAATCAGAATTGCACCTACGTCAGGTAATATACTCTCAGGAGTTTTTAAAATATATGGAGTTCTTTGATGGCTAATAGAATTAAAAATGTAAATGGTGTTGAAATAGAACTAACTGATAAAGAACAAGCAGAATTAGAAGCTAGAGAAAAAAAATGGTTAGATGGTCAAGCTGACAGAGATTTAGCTGAATTAAGATTTTTAAGAAATAACTTATTGACTCAAACAGATTGGACACAATCAAGAGATGTTACTTTATCAAACGATACAGAATGGAAAAAATACAGACAAGAACTAAGAGATATAACCAAAATATTTAAGTCAATGAGTGATAAAGATTTTAAGTTTCCAGAGAAACCAACGGAGTAACGCATGGCATATATAGGAGTCAGTCCATCTAACGGAGTTCGTAGGGTTCACACCTACACTGTATCTGGTTCATCAACTGACACATTCAGTGGTGCAGGTGCAGAGGGTACAACTTTAAGTTATAAAGATAGTAACTTTGTAGATGTGTACCAAAATGGTGTAAAATTAGCTGACGCAGATTATACTGCAACAAATGGCACATCAATCGTATTAGGAACAACTGCTAATGATGGAGACATAGTAGTTATTGTAACATTTGATGTGTTCTCGGTAGCAGACACTGTAAGTAAAGCAGATGGTGGTAATTTTGATTCAGATATAACTGTAAGCAGTAGTGCAGTTAAGGTTGCAGGAAAAGAAACAATATATATACCTGCAACAGCTATGTATCCAAATACAACAAATGGTTGTGCTAATATAGCACAGGTAGAATTAACTAATGGTCCTGAAATAAAAGTGCTAGATTTTGATGCTAGTTCTGATGAAAATGCACAATTTACTGTGGCATTTCCTAATTCATGGAACGAAGGAACAGTTACTTTCCAAGCATTTTTTACAGTCACAGGAACTAATACAGGAACAGTTGCTTGGGGTTTATCAGGTGTAGCAATAGCAGATAATGATTCATGTGACACTGCTTTTGGAACTAATGTAGTAGCAACTGCTAAAGCTCATAGTGGTACGTCTAATGATATAAATGTAACAGCAGAAAGTGGAGCAGTAACAATAGCAGGTTCTCCTTCGACAAGTGAGTTTGTATTCTTTCAGATTATGAGAGATGTATCTGCAGATGACCAAAGTGGGGATGCAAGATTATTGGGTATAAAATTATTTTTTACCACTGATGCAAAAAATGATGGCTAATGACTAGTTTTGGATATAACATATTAGGTTTTGGAGCAGGTGGCTTACCACCATTAATAGTTGATTTTTTAGTTGTAGCAGGTGGTGGCTCTGGTGGCTCACACAACGGAGGTGGTGGTGGAGCAGGTGGCTTTAGAGAGTTCACTAGTCAAGAGTTAGACAGAGGCACTGCTTTTACTGTTACAGTTGGTGCAGGTGCTTCAGGTGTTAGCAACGCAGGTGGAACACAAGGTTCTAATTCAGTATTTGGCTCATTCACATCGGCAGGTGGTGGAGGAGGAGGTTCTGGTGGAACACAAGTAGCTCCAGATAGTGGTGGTTCTGGAGGTGGTGGAGGTAATAGTAACACATCCTCAATCCGTTCAGGAGCATCAGGTAACACTCCTAGCACTTCTCCCTCACAAGGAAACGATGGTGGTGATGGACCATCAGGAGGTACTCCTAGAGGAGGTGGAGGTGGTGGAGCAGGTGCTGCAGGCTCGGCTTCAGGCACTAATGGTGGTAATGGTGGTAATGGTTCTACCTCAAGTATTGACAGTAATGTTTACTCAGGTGGTGGGGGTGGAACGTCATATAGTACAACAGCAGGAAGTGGTGGAACTGGTGGTGGAGGTGGCTCTGGCACAGGAACAGGAACTGCAGGTTCAGGTGGCACTGGTGGTCTTAATAATGGTGGTAATGGCACTGTAAGCTCTAGTGCTGATAATGGAGGAAATGGTGGTGCTAACACTGGTGGAGGTGGTGGTGCTACAAGTAGAAGTGGTGGAACTTCTGGCAATGGTGGTTCAGGTGTTGTCTTAATAAAAGTTCCAACATCAGAAACAGTTACGTTTTCTAGTGGTGTGACAAGTTCATCATCAACATCAGGCACTAATACGATTTACAAAGTAACTGCAACATCAAGCACAAGTGAAACAGTTACGTTTGGATAAGTTATGGCACACTTTGCAAAGTTAGATAAAAATAATATAGTAATATTTGTTACAGTTGGAAGAGATGAAGATAAGGAAGATGAGTTGACAGCTAGAACTGGAGATGTATATAAACAAACATCATATAATACATTTGGTGGTGTTCATCAATTAGGTGGTACACCTTTAAGAAAAAACTTTGCAGGTTTAGGTTATACATATGATGAAACTAAAGATGCCTTTATACCCCCAAAAACTCATCCATCTTGGGTTCTTAACGAAACAACTTGTTTATGGGAAGCACCATTAACAGAACCTAGTGATGGTGTTTATATGTGGGATGAGGATGTGTATCAAGCAGATAATACGAAAGGGTGGGTCAAGTTATGACAAGAGCAAGTGATACAGCAAGATTATTAGGAGCAGGTGGCACATTTGCAGATGGAGATTTAGCTTTTGCAAGTGGGCATGGGATAAGTTTTGCTAGTACTAGTGATGCTACTGGTATGACTAGTGAGTTAATTGATGACTATGAAGAAGGAGTTTACACTCCCACAGTTACAGGTAGAACAAGTGGCAGTTACACAGTAGGAGATAGTGCTACAAAATTATCATATGTAAAAATTGGAAGAATGGTTCATTTACAAGGTCAAATACATATAACTGGTGAAAGTAGTCCAAACGGAGTTATAGATGTAAGTTTACCATTTGCATCAGGAACTAACACAGATTTAAGCGATAGGTCTGTTGGTTCGGTTGGTTTTGATGGAGCTGGTGCTGATGGTCCAGCACATAATTCTGGTAATTTTGTTAATTTTCAAGTTTCGTCAAATGCTTCTGTTGGAACATTTAGGTCAACAGAAGATAATGCTTCGGCAGGAAGTTTGAATCAATCTCACATGACAACAAATGATAGATTTATCATAGGAATAACTTACTCATCACATTAAATAACTAAAGGAATAGAAAAATGGCATTAACAGAAGAAACAATACAAGATAAAATAGAAGTTGTAGGAGAATTTAAATACATACAAGTTAGAACTGCTACAGTGATAAAAAAAGATGGTACAGAAATAAGTCGTGGCTTTTCAAGACATATAGTTACACCAAATATAAGTGCAGATGACTTAGCTAAAGAAAGCACAGAAGTGCAGGGTATAGCCAATAGTGTGTGGACAGATGAAATCAAAAAGGCTTATGCAAAAAAAGTAGCTGATGAAACAAAAGAAATTAGTTAATAATCATGGAAAGCATTGACCCAATGTTATTTTGGAACATAATCCTGACTATGGTCGTTGTACCATTCGGTTGGGCATTTAACAAAATGTTCCAAGAGGTCAAGCGTATACAGATACTCCTTAACAAGACACGAGAAGA